AGGCTTATGCACTTGCATGAAAAATCTATTCACACTATCTTAATTCGCAAGACACTGATGTTGCAGTATTGAGGGTATGTTGGGTTAAAAATAGACATTAAAAAGCCCAGTTGACTAGGCTGGGCTTTTTAAAAGGAAACAGAGTTTGCGGCTCTGTTCCTGAGCCATAAGTATCTGGCGACTGAATTAAGATTAACCGAATGTACTGGATTCATCAAGAAACGTTGAGTGGTCATACCAGGTAATAATGACCATTTACTAAACATCGTTGTTCTCAAAGAAGATTTAAGTCCAGGTTTTTGGTGACTCTAAAACCTTACCTTAACTCGAAATCGTGCCGTAAGTATCTGGCGACTACAGATATTGCAACTGCAAAGGCAAGCCCAAAGGTATTTGCAGCTAGGCGCGATAAAACTAAGTGAGGCCTGTTATGGTTAACTTACTGTTCAAAATCGTGCCGCCGATGTTCGCGATTATCAAAGCGATCATTGAGTACGTAAACCAGCGTCCATAACGCTAGTTGCTACAGGCCCCATCAAGAGCATGGGGCCTCTTTATCGTACTATTGCTTATTTTTTACGGACTGAGTTGTTCACTGCTCTGGCAATCTTCTCCCGCAATTGCTGCGCTCCGTGGTACTGAACCGCAATATCTCTCAACTCGTTCACCAGTTCTCGAATCTGGTGATCTTTAAGCTCATTATTTGGGTGATTGGTAACAACTCTGGTTAATTCACCCTTGTCTTTTGCTCTTACGTATGCAGCTCTTGTGCATTCGACCCATGTATTACCGCCTACATTAACTTCGTAGATTAGGCTGGACTTATCTGTCAATTCGGAACAAATACGGGCCGTGGTCTGGCAACTAGAGCATTCGCAGTTATCGCGGAAACCGTGGTCTACCGGTCGAGAAAGAGGTTTAACTTTTTCATCCAACTTCATCACAGCATCGTGATAAGCGTTCCAGCCGTCATCTTTACCAAGTTGATAAATCTCTGAAGGCTCCATGTAGTCTATATCGCAACCATCTTCATCTGATCTATCTGGTCGTTTCCCTGGTAATCGCTCATAAAAACGATTTCTGTCTCGACGTTCGGCTCTCAGTGCTAACGCAAGAAGTTGCTCAAGCGAGGTATTCGCACCAGCAATAATTTCATTGAGAATATCTTCTGTGAGATCTTTCGCTACCGTGCTCATTTATCTCTCTCAGTATGTTGCGATGGCGTAAATTTGACGACATCAAATATTTTGGATGGCATCAACTTTATCCGCGAGCTTAGTTCGGCTCTTCTCTGTAATGCGGTTAATAATGTTTTCGTTCTGACGCCTTCGTGTATCCTCATCCCTGGCACAAGAACTACATCGCAGGGGAGATGCTCAGGTGACAAATCATTTTGGGCATCGCTAATCAGTCGTGTAATCTCTCTTTCAAGCCGACCGCCTAGCTCTGTTTTAGTGCAATGTTCTGACCAATCACCAGCCTCAAGCAGCGCGAGAATGCTTAAAATATCGTCCAATAGATCAGTGGTATTATCGACTTCCTTCTGAAGCTCACCGGCTACTGATTTATGCATCATTCGTCATCCTCATCCGAGTCATCCTCATCACAGAATGAAAGTAGTGGGTTAGTCATTCGCCCTACCTGAGTAGCGTAGCCACGCCGACAGAGATTGCGCAGCACACTGTATATTTCGAACATCTCGGTTCGTTCACCGCCAACATCAAGCTCAGATGCTATAGCGTGACATTCAGTCGCGAGAGCCGATATTTTCTGAAATAACTCTGCTTTATTCACTCTGCGACTCCTGCGGAGGTTCTGGTAGCGGCATCCAATGGGTTACGTTGCTAATCAGTCCATATTCATTAGTTTGAGGATGGCCGCCGCGATCGTCTCCGTATTTAAAACTTTCCATAAAACCATAATGCTTACCCCCATTAACGCTCACAAAGCCGTAATAAGCTGGTATAACGCCGATCTCACACGTAATCAGCAAAGGAAAACCAGTTCTCCAATTTAGCTCGCCGATTACAGGCATTCGCTCACTACAGCTTATCCAGCTATCCTTAATGCCACTATCTTGACTCTGAAGCATGGCGGCACGACAGGCGTTCCAGCCTCTCACCTCTGCAATAGCGGCAACAGCATCGACCGCGTACATTTTAAGAGGGTTAGGCATTGGTTTTTCTTCAGGTACTACTGGAATGGGTGGGGCGGCGTAGACCTCAATAATTCCATTATCAATAGGCCATTCTCCATCCTTGAGGTAGTCACTTGTGCCGTCAACTTGCTGTTCTGCAATGTGGAATGCACCTATTGGTTTTGCCTCAAGCGAGGCCAGTGCAATTCGTGCCAGTTCTAGATCTCGTTCAACCATCTCAAGAACAACTTTGCAGTCCGCACCTTCTTTGCTAACACGTCCTTTCAAGTTTTCCAGATAACTAACGCTTTCGCGTGCATGGGAGATTAACTGTTCTTTGGTAAAGGTGGTCATTAGGCAGCTCTCTCAACAACAAGCAATTCGTCGTAGTCATAATCAGTTTCGGAACCATCCGTACCGAACAGAGTCACTTTGTCACCGTCCATCCAGAAAGATTTAACCGCACATTGTTGACCTTTAGATGTTATGACCACATCACCAGGTATTACGTCCTCAGCGCGAACTTCTATAGTTCTCATCATGCTGATCCCTCTTTCTCTCCCCGGATAATTCTGTTGCACACATCCACGCACTCGTCGCAGATAAAAACGGCGTCCCCAGCAATTAACTTTTTGACGGCGTACTGGGATTTGTTGCAGAAGCTGCAACAAAGTGTTCGCCTGACTGATAAGGATGGAGCGCCAGATGTCAGCCGCTCCATATCGTTCTTGCGACGCAATATCACACGGCTGAACTCAACCAGTTTCTCCGGGGATATATCCTCCTCCGTAGCGAGCGTCTCTAGTCGTTCGAGTATGTTGAAGGCTTTTTCTTGGGTAATAGCAGAGTGCGATGTGGTCATTTTCTTTCACCTTCAATGTTCGTGGCGCTGGCAAGATTGTCCTTGCGAAGAAGAGCGGCTATGCGCTTACTTCCATCCGAGATAACGCCCTCGTAATACTCACGCTGCTCGTTGAGTTTTGATTTTGCCAACTCCAGTTGTTTTGTTAGTTCCGCAATACGGCAAACATCGTTGATACGCGTTTCCTCTAATGCGTTGATCTCATCCAGTAGTGCCAGCACGGTTTCTGGTCCGGCCAGAAATTTGAAGGCGTTGAGGGCATCAATATCAACACCGCTATCTTTAAGTTCCTGTTCGCATATCAGATCATCATCAACTGGCAACATTAACAGGCGTTCCATTGCCGGAATTGCACGCTCTGCCGCCTCACGCAGTGCCTGATAGTCAATCTTGCTCACTGGATGACTCCTTTACGAAGCTGTTCAGCAATACTTACGCATATCTCTGCGCCTCTAATCAGCCCCGGAACGTTCTTGTTTGGCCCAACTTCACCATCAACAAAATCAATCATCGCGTTACGAGCCATATCCACGCCCTGCGCACGTACTTCAGCCAGAAAAGCATCGGTGGCTGGAGTCTCCGTCAATTCGCTAACCCAATTATCTCCGTGTTCCTCGGCACACATCGCATCGAATGCTCGCTCAGATTCTTTCAGGGCTGCATTCTCCGCCGCTAATGCGTCTCTTTGCGCCCGCAACTTCTCAATTTCGGCAGCCATGTAGTAACCAACCATAGCGAAGACGGCAAAAGAGTTGTCTGCCTCATCAGGCGACACTGAGGCCATTAGCAGGCCATCGTAAAAATCGTGACTCCCATTGGTGATCGCCACCGCATAGGAGTCGTGGTTCTCGCGCTTGTGAATGAGAACTACGGGATTTTCGATTTTGTTACTCATGTGTTTTTCTCTTCTTTGCTGTTACATAAGCACTACCAAGTGCTGGTTTATTTTCACAAATAAGAAAATGTAGAAAACAATTTATTTAAGGCCATAAGTTATGGCCTTTATTTATTCATGCAGAAGGATTTGTAGCGCCTAATTGCCGGATAAAATGGGTTGAGGTGCTTGCCAGTAGGCTCCACCGGTCCATGTGAACCCCATGCGAATAAGAGTGTTTATTGCGGCTTTGGTAGACTCCGATTCGACACTGGCTTTTCGAAACTCTTGAACCTCTTTCGCCAACTTGTATGTAATTGTGCAGGGGACGATTGCAGCCCAGCCTTTCTCATGACTGTTAATGACCATCTGGATGTGACCATCCAGAATAGGTTGATTAGGCATGTTATTGAAAATGTCTGCCTGTTTTTGAATGTGAAGAAAAAGCCTTGCCAGCTCCATTTGCTCACTACGAGACAAGGGATTATCAAGAGGGCTTTTTGCAAAAGCGGCTATACGCTGTGCGTCAATGCCAAACATCAGCGCACCTCACCATCTTTATGGCTGGAGTTAACTTCCGCCATTAAATGTCCGACGTAATCGACAAGAGAGCCACCTGGTGGAATCTGGCATTCCTCAACTAACTGGAAGTAGATATCCGCTGCATTACGTGTATTACTACCCTCGCATATTCTTTCTTCCCGAAGTGCATGAAGCTCGTTGATCAAACGGTCACACTCTCCGTTACGCTGATCCACAACAGCCTCAAGTTCTGCGACGCGTTCACCTGGCGTCTTACCTTCTTTGCGTTGGATGGTAACGACGAAATCGCCAATTGCAGGGACGTTGTAATCCAGCTCAAGGTAGTTTTTGGCACCGCTGCGGACGAACTCACCCGCGAACATGGTAGCGAACATCGCAGAGGCCACTTCGCCGTTGAAAAGTGACTCCAGATCTAACGGAGTCCCGGCAGCAATAGCCTCTTTTGCTGTATCCATTGCATCCATGAACCGATCAAACTCACTAGCGCGCTTTTCCAGGTCTTTCCATTGCTCGCTCCAACGTTTGGCAACGAAGTCTATGAATGTTTTCGCGGATTCATCAAAATTCCCCTCAAACTTAACGATGCCTTTATCAATAATGATCTGGCCTACCGCATCCTCTGCATAACCTTTCAATGTAAACTTGAAAGGAAAATCAGAATGGCCTGTGACGTTAAAATGCTCTAACTGGAGGTTGTTCATGTGTTTTTCTCTTATCGTTTAGTAACTACATTCTTACACAAATTAGGTAAGTATTTACCTATCATTTAACGCGTTTGAAAACGTATACGCTGACTGTGATCCCTGTGTCTTCAAACTCGTTGGTAAACGACTTCCCTCTGGCATAAACGTAATTATCCATCGTCATCCAGTCCAGTATTGGCGCAGTGCCCGGCAATACTGCTACAAGACGCCCGCCGACTTTCAGATGCCCCAGCGCAGCCAGCGTGTGCTCTCTATGACGACCAAGCGAGTACGGCGGGTTCATAACGATTTTGTCGAACTGATAACCTGCGTTGTCCTCAGACCACTTTATGAAGTCGCAGCAAATCGTGTTCGTATACCCTTTTCCACGCAGGATATCAGCGAAGAGAGGTGCGATTTCTATGCAGGTAACATCTTCCAGATCGGCGTTAATATAGGCCAGAAGATCCCCACGTCCGGCTTGAGGCTCCAGCAGCTTCTCACCAGGCTTCAATTCAGTGGCTCTGGCAACGTACTCAGCAATCAAGCGTGGGGTAGGGTAGAACTGGTGTGATTTTGTATCCGGTATTAAACCGGTAGCCACAATCGTATTTAGCGTATGGCCGATGTCATACGGGAACTGCCAGTGCTTTTTCTCCTGCACGCCGCCAATGAAGCTCAGTGTGCGCTCAAGCTCTTCCACCTGCGACTTCTGGAGAGCTGAATCAGAGAAGTACCATACGCCTTTGTCTTTGCTCAATCGCCCGTCACGAAGCGCAGTGCGAACCGGCACGGAGATCGTCTTCTGGATTAACCCGAACTGCTTTGGTGCCCGTGTTTTTGGCGCAGTTCGGCATGGCGCGGGAATTGCAGCAGGCATACTGTAAGCCAGCACCTCATTCAACTTCCAGGCCACGTCAGGATGTATTTCAAAGTGAACGTTGCCGTTCTTGAACATCTTCACGCGCATCAGATTTCCATCGACGTTCATCCAGTCACCGGTCTGGCAGTCGTTTGCCCGATACGCAGCTGATAGCACCTCAGCAGTGCGGTTGATGGTAATAAATTCTTTGTGCGCGAAGAAATGAAGCAAGACACGCAGATCGTCGATGTAGTCCTCTTTGCGATAGTTCACGCTAACGCTGTCCCGCCAGAAATCAGAAATGCAGTCAGCGATTATCAGACGCTCGCTGAAACCGTTTGTCTTATTTGTCTTGTGCGCAGGACTCAGCGCCTTAAACAAGCCATACACGCGCTCAGAGAGATATTTGTGCCTGTCATTCAGCAAATTAAGCATCGTGGGTATGACCGTTTCTGCTTTGAACTCCGGTACACCAACGAACTCTTTAACCTTCATCTGGTAGCCGGTTCTGTCAGTTTTGATGACTTCCTGTTTGCCCTCTATAAACTGCTCGCGCCACTCATCTCGACGGGAAGCTGGCATGATCAGCAAAACGTTAGTCATGTCCGTGACCTTCCTCCAGTACTCGGCCCAAATATTCTGTTTCACCCATTCCAGATCGACTTTATCCAACCAACCTCGATTTAAACGCGAGCGATCTTCATCTGGTCGATGGTTTAGTCTCAGCAGGCGATTAATCATGTTGTGGCGTTCGTCGCCATAAACGAAGTCGTGAACCTGATACATGAAGGCGATCTCTTTCTCGCACTCGGCCACAATTTCGTGGATGACGTTCATTTCCTGCTGATAGTCGATAGCAGTGTTTGAGTTGGCATCGTCGATGATGGAAAGGGCTGTATTCATAATTGCACCATTAAGAAGTGATTTGTTTAATGGTGCAATTATTTCAAAAATGAAAAGGTACTAAATAGAAATAAACAGGCAATCCTTCAAATAAAGGCATTGGCTAATCATACTTGGAGGTATTTATCACCAGAATTTTGTTTGTATAAATCTTCTTAATATCCCATGTGACATTACCGGAATACCATTGACCGTTATATACTTGGTTTCCAGTTGCACCTGTCATTGTTACATAGACAGGTCTGTCGTAATCGGTTCGTCTATAGTTATATACCCCAACCATAGCAGGCATTACCGCACATGGATACCCCATATCTATTGTAAATTGAGGGTCAGAAATAGTGATAAGTTTCGCATCAAGGGGCATCATCTCACCGTGATACACCATTGCGCCTGCGCTGTTATACATGGCAATGCCATAGCCAGAATGTGGTAACACCATATCAGAAAAAGCATAAACTGTTATTGTTCCGGGGCTACCATTTACCTGATGCAATCTGAGAGCATTGTATCCGTTACTATGCTCATGAATAAACATCATGTTCGCCTTATTACTGCTTTTTATGAAGAAAAAGCATGATTTGTTTGATGGGATTGATGTTTGAAAAACAGAACCTTTAGATGTAGACATTGTCCCTTTATTAATCAGATTTTGCGGAGTAAATTCTGGACTCATCCACAAACTTCCATCTGATTGAGTAATTGACATCCCGAACATAATTATCCCCAGTATGTGTATATGTAAGAACCAAGCCCCGTATATAAATTTGACCAACTAACCGTATTTCCATTAATAGTAACTGTTGGAACAGGTAAATTAATGTAGTTGTCGTTGTTAAGAGGCATCAATGACCACACGGCATGTAGCGATTTACCCGGTGGCGGATTGGAGTACGTCTTAGAGCCTGATGACGCAGTAAATCGATCAAGAAAAAAAATAGGAGTAAGGAAGCCAGTAACGTTAATTCCTTTATTGTTGTAAATCCCTGTACCGTATGCCATTTTTCATCCTTGTTTTTTATCAACACAATATGGCCGATCATGCGGCCATATCAGATCAATTAGAGCTTTGAAAGGCTTTGTGTGGCTGTGTTGCGAGGTTATGTCGATGGCTTAACTCACGCATCATGTCTTCAAGCCGACTCTTTGTGTCGTCGAGTTGGTCGGCCATTGCTCCCAAAAGCTGACGAACGGCCATCGGATCATCGCTGTTTAGTGATGGCATTTTATAACCCGCCTGAGAAGACATAAGATTGAACGCAGACATCAACATCGTTAGAGAGGATTTAAGCCCAGCAATTTCACGATCTTTGCTGGCAATAATCGCCTCACTCTTGTTAGTGTCATCAGTTCGTTGAGTCTCGCTCACCATATCCAAAGTCGCCTGCAACTTATCAGCGCGCTCTTTTTCAGCAAGATAATGAACACCGAAATGATGTGCTAAAGCTACAACCTGAGTTGGCTCTTCAAAGGTGGACTCAAAATTAAGTGCTGTAACCACTCTCTCAAATATGGAAACGTCTTCTATTCCTCGAAGAATGGCTAACATTTTGACCAGCTCATTAGCATCCATTTCTTCGAATAAGGCGTTTTGTTCATCAGCTATCGCTTTGCATTTCTTGCACATGTGTTTTTCCTAATGCTTAAACAAGTTGTTTTCTTATTGGCTTTATTGTGATGTGGCATAAAAGGGGAGCAAGCTAAACGTAAAGGTGCAAACTCTCTATTTCGGTCAACGAAACACAAGGGCCATTTGGCCCTTGTCATTAACACGTTGCTTTACGGACTAGCGGATAAGCGAAGTAGATCGCCAGGCCAATGAGGACGCCATCAGAAATGACAGACATCATCTTTCCCGTAAAATCCACCAACACCGCCATCACCAGAAGAGCAATGACGGCCACAAGCCGGAATCTCTCAAGCATTAGAGATAAGCATCCAGTGACAACTGAAGCGCCTGGGCGATCTTTTTCAGTGCCTGCTCTTCTTGTTCACCAATGCCATCCTGATCGGCAATATCAAGGCACAGACACAGAACATCGACCGCCTCTGGAGTACCCGCAATATCAGACAGCTCACGAATAGCCTGTGCATTAGCAGAACGAGGGGACGCTTCGTAACGAGCACGGATATTGGCGCTCATTTGGGCAATTTCACCAGCAAACGGAGAAAACGCAGGCAGAGCTGCAATTGTCTTCTCAAGAATGGCAATTTCTTTTGCGTCACATGTGCCGTCGGCATAGGAGATCATGTACGCGCCCCACACGGTGGCCTCAACCGCATCACGGTTCTCCATTTTTTTGACTTCAATAACAGCTTTACGAGTTTTCTTTTTGAATAAACCTAACATGTGTTTTCCTTTTATTATTTGTCAAAACAAGTTGTTTTCTAGTTTCATAAATTGCTTGCGCAAAGATGGTCAATGCATATGCACTAACAACCGTCAGAAATAACCAAGTACCGAACCAACTGGAAAAACAAAAATCCCAACTACACGAGCCAAGGTCATGCCAGCCTGAAACTGGAGATCACCAGAGCAAACAAGTTTTATAATGTTCGATACCCAACCGGCGGCCATGAGGGCCAGAATTGCCAGCCAAATTTTTCCAAAGTGATTTGAAAACCAGTTCATACAACCGCCTTAGTCACAACATGATCCTGAGTAACTGGATGAACTTGAGGTATCGCATCCACCGTCATCCCATCCAGAGTGACAGGACGCTCTACTGGAGTGGTGGTAATTGTCGTCGACGGAGGTGTGGTGATGGATGAATCCGGCATCAAAAGGCTCTGGCCGGCTGGAACGGCTACCGTCGCCAGTGAAACTATAATGAGAACGTAGGCCATTGGTTTCAGCCTCTTTCTTTGAAAATTTTCCATTCGAACTGTCCTTGTTGTTTTTCTCCTTCACTAAAGGCCGTGTACTTTTCGCTTCGCGTGAAGAACCAGAGGCAACAATCGCCCCCACGTTCGCAACAACTGACGCTTGCTTATCTAAACGTTCATTCAGCAACCGAACGGTAGTCTCCAGTTCATCAAGACGTGACAGAACACGACCGCTAAATAATTCGGCCAAAATTTGACGTAGTGAACGAGGACGTTTAGTTGCAGAAGTGAAATAGGTTTGACGTGCCATGTGGACTCCATCCAGTGTCAGAAAGAGTTGCGGCTGGCGATCGCCAGCCGC